CGGTGACCCGGATGCGGAGGAACCTGCTGATCTCTACCACGGGCCGGTCCTTCTCAGGGAACCAGATGGAGTACCCGGCCTGCGGGTGCACGAGCTGGGCGTCCAGCAGCCGCGCGTCGGTGATCGAGCCCTCGTTCGAGGAGTTGTACCCGGTGGCCGACGTGCCGCCGACGCACAGAGAGGACTGCTGCTGGCTCGACTCCCACTTCTCCGGGGTCAGTGAGGTGACCGTGGCGGCCACGTTGACATCGGTGAGCACCGTGAGGATCGGCGTCGAGGTCGACGTCACTCCGTCGAACGAGATCCCCCAGGCGTGGATGGTGATCCGGGTGGTCGAAGGGGTCGCCACCTGGAGCAGGGTCTTGAGGATGGTGCCGGTGGCGACGGTGCTGGCATTCCCGGAACCGGCGCCCGGAACGGCTAGGTAGAGCGCACCCATGCTGTCCTCCTATCGGGCGTACCCGGCTCGCCGGGGCACGCGTATCTGGCTCCGGGCCTTCCGGGCCTTGGGGGGTAGGGATGTTGCAGGTGACCAGGTAAGCACGACCTGGCCCCGGGTCCCGGCGCCGCCGGTGCGGGCGGTGGTGCTGTTGGTCCGGGCCCCGCCGCCCGCACCTCCGGCCGCCGTGCCCGCTCCGCCCGTGGCGGCCGACGTGCCCGCTCCGCCGTTGCCTCCGCCGGTGGCCGTCCCGGTGCCCGCCGTGGAGCCCGAGGCGTTGCCTCCGGCACCGCCGGAGCCTGCCCCGCCGCCGCCCCCGCCGCCGATTGACGTGCCGACTCCGGCAGCTCCGTTGCCCCCGGCGTTCTTGGTGTCGCCGTTGCTGCTGGCGGTCGAGCCGCTTGCTCCGGCGCCGTTGCCTGCCACGGCCTTGCTGATGCCGCCGGTGCCGCCCTGCGCCTTGGGCCCGGTGCTGCTGTTGTCGAACCAGGAGTCCCCGCCGGAGCCCGAGGCGGTGCCGTCCGTGAAGCTGCCGGTGCTCGCGGCTCCAGCCGCGCCCACGGTCACGGTGTAGGTGTTGCCGGAGGTGACGGGGTACGCGTTCGTCACGGAGTAGGCCCCGCCTGCTCCACCGCCGCCGCCCGCTCCGGAGGCGGCCCGAGCGCTGCCCCCGGCGCCCCCGCCGCCCCAGCACTCCGCCTTCACTGACGTCACCCCGGCCGGAGCCTGCCAGGACCCGGTGGCGGTGAACGTCTGGGTGTACGGGCCGCCGGTGTCCAGCCGGAGCGTGATGACCTTGGCGATCCAGTCGCTGGAGGAGGAGATCGTTCCGGCGTACGCGGCGGTGCCCGTGGAGGACACCACCTGCCAGCCGCTCACCCACTGGTCGTTGAAGCTGCCCTGCGCCTGGTTGACCTGGGCGAGGTTGGTCCAGGGGGACGACGGGCCGGTGATGGTCGGCGGCCCGGAGGCGGTGCTGGTCGTGAAGCCGCACCCGATCCAGACCTCTGTGGCCTGAACCGTTGTCGGGGTCGAGCCGGAGGACCAGCTCGTCGTGCCGGTGCCGACGGTCCCGGCGGTCTGGTCGAACGGGGAGACCGGGTACAGGCCGGACCACTCGTACACCGAGGCCATGATGGCCAGCGTTCCGGTGCCCCCGGCGACCGTGATGACGACCGACGTCTGCCCGCCTGCGCAGTTCAGGTCCAGCCATCCCGCCCCGATGGCGGCGTCCGAGCTGGACCCGAAGGTGCTGATCTGCGTGAAGTTGCCCGCCGACCCGCCCAGCGTGATGCTCGTGACGGAGGTCGGGTTCGACGTCGTTCCCGAGGCGGCGAGCATGACGATCAGCGCGTTGCCTGCCACGGTCGGGGAGTCCAGCGTGATCGTCAGGGTGGACGTGGCGCTGCTGCCCTGCTTGGTCTGGACGAGGGCCACAGCTCACCTCCGGTCAGGTCAGCGGGCCACACCGTAGACGAGCAGGGCTGCCGCGTCGGCGGAACCGCCCGGGATGGTCACGATGGTCCCGCTGGTGATGGTCGAGACCACGGCCGCGCCCGACAGTGTGACGCCGAGGATGACGCCGCGCTTCACCTCGGTGAAGAGGGCCGACAGGTCGACCGTGTCCCCGGTGGTGACGTCGAGGAGCGCATACAGGGCGAGGCGGCCGGAGCGGCCGTCCTGGAACAGGAGCGGGTACTGCGCCGGGGTCAGAGCGGCCATGGTGTCCTCAGCTCGAAGTGATCCGGGCGATGCCGTTGGCGTTCCAGACGATCGTGAAGGTGCCCGAGGTCACGGACTGCGCGCCGCCGAAGTAGTTGAAGCAGACCCCCTCGTCGGCCACCCCGCCGGTACCAGCGGTGATCGTGTCGTCGTACACCAGGCACCCGTAGACGTTGCTCAGGGTGCCGGTGCCCGCCCCGGCCAGGTCGGCCGCGTCGAACATCGTGACGCCGGTCGACGGATTGGTGATGGTCTTGGAGGCGAGGGGGCGACCGGCCGCAGCCCAGATGCCGGACCCGGTGACCTCGTTGGCCGTGACCCACTGGCCGGTGTTGTAGCCGGTCGACGTGAGCGCCGCGTCCTTGTCCGGGGTGCCCGTGTTGTTGAAGAGCGCCACGTTGACCGTGTCCGCCCCGAGGCCTGCGTATGCAGCAGGGAGCACGGCAGCGGTCTGCCCCTGGCCGAGAACCGCTGCGGTCCAGGCCCGGAACACGCTGCTGGAAGTGAAGGCCATCAGCTCTCTCCTGCTGCCTTGGCGGTCGGCGCGTAGATCACGCAGTCGTTGCTTCCGTCGGCCCGTTCGACCCGGACGGCCGCGACCGGCCGCCCGTTGACGAGCCGGACGTCCTCCGTGCCGATGTAGTCCTCCCGCTCCCGCGTGACGACCCGGCAGTCCACGCCCTCCAGGACCAGGGGAGCTGTGAGGCCCCCGAGGGCCGGACAGTCGTGGAACCGGTTGGGCTGCCCCACCGTCCGGGCCGCAGCCGGACAGTTGGGGCAGACCCACCGCTGCTCCGCCTGAAGGACGACACCCATCAGGCCACCGTGCTCGGGTTGCACTGCGGGTTCGGCGGAGGAGTCGAGGTGACGTTCCAGAGCCAGTGCTCGCCGACACCGAGTGTGTCGCCGGTCGGCAGCCAGGAGCTGGTGCCGTCCGGCCCCCGGAGCCAGCCGATGGCGGCCGTGGTGGAACCGGCGCGCGTCTCGGACATGATCTGGAGCGTCGACCGCGCGTTCTCGATCGTGTAGGTGCCGAACTTGCTGGCGCCGCAGTTCGGGAACGCGTTGTAGATGTAGAGCTGGTTGCCCGAGGCGTCACAGGCGGACGACCCGGCGACCCGCTGCCACACCTCCAGGGAGTAGCGGTTGGTCGGCTGGCCCTCGGCCACGGCGAAGCCGGAGCCGGTGACGCCCGCTCCGTTGACCGTCAGCTCACGCGCCGAGGACAGGTATGCCGTCCCGGTGGTGTTGACCTCACAGAAGTCGATGGTGAGCTGCATGCGCTTGAGGACCGGGTCATCCTTCTGATTCACGCACGGGGTGCCGTCGGCGGTGCGCTCGAAGAACTCCTCGCCGTCCTCGTACTGCGGCTCCATCTGGACCTGCACGAAGCCCTTGCTGACGATCTGCATGGACCCGGTACCGGTGACCGGGTTTCCGCAGGTGTCCAGCTTGACGATGCGGTAGTGCGTCCCCTTGATCGGGGTCGCGCACTGGGACACGGTGGCTACCACTGTTCACCCCTTACGTGGGAACGCCGAGAGTCGTGAGCGCTGCCACGTGGCAGCACCCGAAGCCGAACAGGTACGTCCGGCTGGCCAGGTACCGGACGGTGTTCTCCGACCGGTCGAAGGTGCTCGGGAACGGCCGGGCGAACACCTCGGACCGGTACGCGAATACCGGGCCTGTGCCGTAGATCCAGCTCGTTCCGGCGGCCGGAGCCGACCCGGCCGGGCTGGACCCGTCGTATCCCAGGCCGGGGATGACCTTGTTCCCGGCGATGGTGTAGATGGGGCCCCCGACGGACTCCGCCCGTACCAGGCCCCGGGCCTGGAAGGTCGGCAGTGCCGAGTAGGGGATGTGGATCGCCCCCTGGCCGCCGTAGCAGCTCGCGAGCTGTGCCTCCACCGCACCGAGGGCGACTGCCACGTCCTCCCCGCCGGTAACGAGCTGCGTAGCAGCCGTCTGGAGGCGGATGCCCGAGGTGTCGTCCAGGGTGGTGTTCGAGGCGAGGTGCGGCCAGGCAGTCGTCTGCGCCGTGGTGCTGGACTTGCCCGCCGACCCGGTCCAGAAGGTCCGGCTGGCGACGTAGGGCTCCATCCGCAGGAGCGCTTCCTCCGCCCGGTCGGTCAGGTCCGAGGCAGACAGACCGTTGCCGACCGGAGCGCAGTCGAACTCCGCATACACCGTGAAGGGTGTGGCGCCTCGGGTGGTCTGGGTGACGTTGGCGGCGAGGGACGCCTGAGCGGCCGGTGTACCGCCAGTCCCGGTGACGGCGATGCACTCGTCGTAGACCGTGCCGCCGCCTCCGCAGCGTTCGATCCAGGTGACACCCTGCTGCCAGTGCGCGTCGGCCGACGGGTGCTCCGCTGCATCCCACAGGAAGTTGGGGAGCGGAACGAAGCCCGGTCCGTCAACGATCTGCCGTACTCCAGCCACGGACTACCCTCCTCTCGGTCTCCGGGACCGGGGCCCGTCCGGGCCCCGGCCGTGCAGCAGGTGCAGATCAGACGTGAGCTGCGTTGGGCGATGCGACCGCGCCGCCGACCTGACCGGAGACGAAGAAGGCGCAGGTGTACTTGCGCGCCGCGTGACCGACCTGAGCGATCAGGTGGCACTCCTCCGCCCAGAGTGCGGTGTAGTCGTTCTCCGCGTTCAGGACCGAGTCCCGGATGACCCCGAGATCGAGCTGGAGGCCGGTGCCGTGCAGGAACGTCCCCGCCGCGTACAGGAGGAAGTTCACCGTGGCGGGCCAGACCGTCAGGTTGGAGCTGGAGCCGGGCTGGTTGGCGCCGCGCACCTGGTAGTCGTTGACCCACTGGACGCGGACGTTGCGGGCCGAGAACCAGGCGCCGATCTGCGCGTCGGCGATGGCGACCGCTCCGAGATCCTCGTACGGCCGCAGGACCATGTCGGCCCGGATCAGCTCACGCACCCAGTAGGGCATGACGACTTCCAGGACGGACTGGGTGCCCATGGCGTACTTCGCCCGGTAGTCCATGGCGGCGAGACCGACGGAGTTGAGCAGGCGGCTGGTCGGGCCGTCCGTGGTGACCGCGCCGATGGTCGTGGCGCCACCGGCGGCCGTGTCCATGAGGCCGATCAGCCGGGCGTTGATCGCGTGGCTGTACGCGGCCCGCATCAGGCGGATGAAGTTCTGCGTCGACTCCGGGTAGGCGTCGTCCGTCAGGTTGCCCGCCGTAAGGCTGAGGCCGTAGCACTCCAGCCGCTGCTCCGAGAAGGTCGGGCAGGGAACCCGGAGAGTGGGCTTGTTGACCGAGCCGGTGACCGTGAGCTGGTCGTCGGTCTCGCTCCAGAGCCAGGGGTCGGTCGCGTTGCTCATGCTGAACGCGAAGCCGCCGAAGCCGGACGCCGGGTTGGAGCCCGCGTTCTGGAAGAACACGTCCCCGATCGCCGGGGAGACGGGGAAGCGGATGCCGCCCCGGGTGACGCCGACCGTGGGGAGGTCGATGAGGCCGTCCGAGGCGTCGGCGATGTTGAAGAAGTCGTACATGATCTGCGACGGCGCGCACCAGCCACCACCGGCGACCAGAGCCTTCTGGTTCTCGCTCTTGGTCATCTCCTTGTAGAGCTGCTCGACCTTGGCCGGGTCGGTGCGGTCGTCCAGCGTGTGATCGAAGCTGTTCCGCACCGAGGCGACGAGGTGGTGCGGGGCACCCTTGCCGTCCCGGGAGATGGGGATGGCCTTGGCCTTGCGCTGGAACGCCTCGGCCAGGGAGCCGAGGTCGGACAGCTCGGTGCCGTGCGCCACGCCGGGGATGTCGATGGACGCGGTTACCGCGTTCGGGACGCGCTCCTGGACCTGCGGCTTGGGCGCCTTGGCGGCCGTCTGGCCGAGGGAGGCGAACCGGGTCTGAGCTGCGGCCAGCTTCTGGTCGTCGTCTCCGAACAGGGCGAGAGCCACGCCCCGGGCGGTTGCTTCGGTCAGGGCACCGAGGTCTACGGTGCCCGAGGCTCCGGCGGTGACGGCTGCGCCGCCTTCTCCGGCCGGTCCGTGGACGCGCTCGTTGATCACGGCCATCGCACGCTGCGACTCCTGCTGGGCGAGAGCGGCCTGCTCCTGCTCCCGCGTCGCCCGTACCCGGAGTTCCGCACGGATGCGGTCCAGGTCGGTGGCCAGACGCTGTGCGTAGGCGATGTCCTCGGCGGTGTAGGTGGTCTCAGCGCCACGGGCGTTGAGAGCGTCGTACGCGGCAACCGCCTCGGTCTCCAGCTCGGAAAGACGCGCTGCGTTTTCCAGAGTGAGGTCTGCGGGTGCTTCGAAAAGCTGAGGCTCCGGCACTGCAACCTCCGATGGAGAGTCCGGACTGATCATGTCGCGCCGGAACGTAACACAAGGGCGCGCTCCGGCCAAAGCGGGACCGGAGCGCGCCCTTGCAGGTCAGCCTGTCGGGTTGTCTCCCGAGCCGCCGGGGCCCGGAGGGGCCGGGGGCGGGGGAGGAGGCGGCTGGTTGCATCCACACATGACGATCATCCCTCCTGGTGCACACTCTGGCCGAGGCGCCCGATGATCCGAGCGTACGCCCACTGGTCGAGATCTTCTTCCGTCATGCCCTCGGTGAGCTGCGGAAGTCCGGCCGCGACCAGCGCGAGCTGGTGGCCGCCGGTGTACTTGGCGCGGAGCTTCGGGACGGGGAACCCGGGAACGTTGACGGCCAGCAGGCCGACCAGCCGGAGCTTGCCCCCGATGTTCCGCCAGTCGCCGGAGACCTGCCCCGAGGCGCGCAGCTCGTGGATGCGCTCCGGGTCCGTGCCCGGCCGGACCGCTCCAGCCACCCAGATCCCGTGGCCGTCGTTGCCGACGGCGACGTCAGCCACGGCGACGCCGGTGTTGTCGTAGTGCTCGACGGCGACACGGTGGTTGGCGGAGATGTCCGCGTGCCCGGTACCGAGGGTGATCTGGCCCACGCTGACCATCTCGCCCTCCTCGGTGTAGACCGACCCGGTCATGAAGTACGGGTGCTGGTCCTCCTGGGGCGGGGTGACGCAGAGACCGGCCTGCCCGATGTGGCAGGTGCCCCACAGGGCCGCGTGCCCGTAGACCCGGCCGTCGGGGGTGACCGTGATGCCGGTCGGCACGCTGAGGTCCGGGTTGGTGAACCAGTCCCGGGTGGGGCGGGCCGGAGCGTCGACCGTGAGCGTGCGGTGCCGGACCGGCCGGGCCTCCCGCAGGGAGCCGATCGGCGTCCCTCCGGCGACGATGGCTCCGGCTTCGTCCAGCAGGGCGATGTACGCCTCAGCGAACGCCGGGATGTCCACCAGCGTGGCCGCCCGGATCCGGCCCTTGTGGAAGACGACCTTCTCCGGGGAGGCGAAGAGCTTGGCGAACTCGTCCACCTCGTCGCCGCCCTCGGGCGCCTCGGGCCAGACCAGCTCCATGTCCGCGTCCTTGATCGAGTCGACGTCGACCGACACGCCTCGCAGGTGCTGCCCCTTGATCTTCCCGTAGACCTTGCGGCCGTCCTCGTCGGCGAGGTCGAGCACGCCCTCACCCATGATCAGGCCGGAGTCCTCGCGCCAGATCTTGTCGATGCGGCCGACGTTGACCGCCTCGGTGCGCGCCTCGCCGCCGTGGGAATCGACACGGTTCCAGCGCAGGGGGAGCGGCAGGTCGGCCCACGTGAGTGCGCCGGAGTCGAACTCCCGGCCGTCGCCGGTCTCGATGCCCTCCACCGTGAGCGGGCCGCGCCAGGGCGCTGTGTCTCCCGAGGCAGTCTCGGTGTCCTCGTCGTAGTTGATGACGGTGCCCTGGGCACTGTCGTGCACCACGGTCTCCTTGACGAACACCAGCTCGTCGTAGCCCTCCTCCACACCGAAGGCGGCCCGCTCCAGCGCGCTGGCCTGGAGCACGTCCGGCACCGGGTCACCCAGGGTGCGGTAGTGCCCCCGCAGGTGCGCCTTGGCGCGGGCGACCGCCTCGGGGCTGTGGCCCTTCAGCGCGCTGAAGCGCTGCGCCGCCGCGTGGACACCGTCCGCGTTCAGGGCTCCCGAGGGCTCGTGGTGCGGGAGGAAGCAGCGCTGCTTGGCCGACCCGTCGCCGGAGTCGCAGGCGGCGGCAGCCTTCTGGTACTCCGGGTCGCTGAACCGGCTCGCGGACCCGTCCCAGGCCAGCGTCTCCACGGCGCCGGAGAAGTGTCCCTCCTCGGCGTACATGTTCTCCTTGAGCCGCTTGTCCTTCTTGGTGCCGGGGTTGGGGTCGCCCTTCTTCAGAGCCTCGGTCTCGGTCGTCACTGGGGCCTCCTCGGGCCGGGTTTCGGGCTGCATGGTAGCTGCGGATGCCGTGGCGGCCGAGCCGGAGCCCCAGTTGGCCACGATGAAGCCCCGGCAGGGATTGCCGTGAGCCGAACCGGCGCACCCCGCGTACCCCATGACCGGGTACGCGCTGATCGCCGCGTCCAGGCCGGTGAAGACCATCCCGTCCTCGGCGATGCAGGGCTTGCAGGTGTTCTTGTCGAGCACTTCGCTGGCGGTGTAGCTCTCCGCCTCGGGCGCCGCCCGCAGGACGGTGTTCCGGCCCAGGTTCTGGGCTGTGCTCATGGCCGCCTTCACCGGCGCCTGGACGGCCCTCTCCGCCCCGCTCTGGAGCGCGCGGTCCACCTCTCCGGCGATCTCATCACCCCGGGCCCGCCGGGAGATGAGGCCCATCGTGAAGCGCTTCGCCGACTGGACCATGTTGCTGGCCATCAGGTCCGCACTGATCTGAGCGATGCCCTTGAGCAGCTCCTTGCCCCCGAGGGCCGCCGTAAGGCTTTCCTCAGAAGCATTCTCCGGGATGGACCAGTCGGGGACCCGGACGCCCTGCGCCTCAGCTTCCCGCTGGACCGCCCGGCCCGCCTGCTCCGCCAGAGACCGCATGTGATCAGTCAGGACGTGCACGGCGGCGGTGGTGTCGACGTGCAGGGCCGCGAGCATGGACGGGTCGTCGGGGGCCGTCGCGATCTGCTCCCGGATCTGCTGCCTCCAGTCGGCCATCTCCGTGCGGAGCCGGTTGGTCGTGGTGTTCACGGCCTCGGTCCACTGGCGGTCGTGCTCGGCGAAGTTGACGTGCGCTTCGTAGTCCTTCAGTTGACGTCGCAGGTCGGCGGACGCGGTGACCGGCTCGCCGGGCTCCTCCGGCGCCGTGAGGGGGAAGTCGTGGTCCTCGGAGCCGAAGCTGACCCGGATCCGGTCGAACGTGACAGGCCCGAGCCGCTTCTCCATGATCCGCATCAGCGTTAGGTCGGCCGAGTAGGCCGCGCACACGTGCGGCACCCAGGGGCAGTGCTGCTCGGGGACGTCCGGCTTGGCGTGCATCATGCCCAGCACGTCCTGGGCGACATACTTCGCCCCGGTGAGGGTGAGGTCCCTCCAGTCGTCCGACGGGATCTCCCCGACGTTCCAGACCCAGGAGGGCTTGGGCGAGTTCCCGTTCCAGTGCGCAGCCCCGAAGATGTTCGAGGTGATCGGCTCCAGGTCGTGCATGTCCAGGCACATGCGGAGGCAGTAGAGCAGGTCGGTGCGCTGGTCCGGGGTCCAGTCGTTGGCGTCGTCGCCGAGGAACATGAGGGTGAGGTGCAGGTCCCTGGTCGCCTCGCCGCCGGGGACGCGGAGCCGGGCCGCGTCCTCGGCTGTGGGGATGAGGGCGATCATCACTCCGTTCAGGTGGTCGTCGTCAGCCACGGACGGCCTCCATGCTCTTCATGTCCCGCGCCTGGAGCGAGGTGCTGATGAGCGCCCGGGTGTCGGCGAAGGGCGCCCGGCCATCGATCCGCAGGCGGCCGAAGGAATCCAGCCGGACCAGGTAGACCCCGGCCTGGCCCGGCCGGGCCGTCGGAGCCGTGCTGGTGACCGCGTGCGTGAACGGGCAGGTGTACTCGTGCTCATGGCACAGCGCCGGGTGCAGCAGCTCCCAGGGCGCCCTGTCCGAGACCGGCAGACGGAGCATGTGCTGGGTACGCGCCTGCTCCAGGTAGCGCGCCGTGGCGGCGGTCTTGGGCGGAGGCGTGCTGGGCTTCCCGCCTGAGGAGGGCGGGGCTGCGGGGGCGGGGGGTTTGCCCGGGGGACCGTTCTGCGCTCCTCCAGCGGGAGCCGGGGGAGCCGCCGCAGCCTGGTCGTTCTTCTCGTCCTCGGCACCGGAGGTGGAGGACGCCGCGACGTCGAGCACGTCGGAGCCCACGAGCACGTTGACGGCCGAGGGCGCGGCCTGCGGGGAGTTGCGGACCAGGTTCTTGAGCAGGACTTCCTTGAGCTCGTCGTTCTCGGGCCGGTCGTCCTCGTCAAAGCCCAGCTCCCGCCGGTACGCCTCGCCGGACAGCTCCATCCGGTCGTAGGCCAGCGTGGCCCCGTCGGAACGGTCGGGCCGGAGAGCCAGCTCCGACATGTCGTACCAGACGACCCAGCCGGTCGGGTCCTGGCCGGAGGCTTCGAGCCGGGGCTGGAGGTACCCCCGGGTGAGGGAGTCGCAGATCAGCTCAGCGACGGGGGCGATGTGGGTCTTGAGCGCGCCTTCTTCGAGCTGCCAGGCGCCCCAGTGGTTCACGTCGCCCATGCCCAGCAGGATCTCCGCAGGCATGTCGAGTTTGGTGGCGAGCCGCTTGATCGCGCTGTCCCGCTTCTCGATGATCTTCTCGTCCATCTTGAGCGTGAAGTCGATGTGCTTCAGCTTGTCGATGGCCTCGGCCGGGCCGAGGATCGGGATCGGGATGACGGAGCTGGCCGTGCCGGGCTTCTCGATCGCCGTGGCGGCGATCTCGATGAACTCCGCGACCAGGGGGTTGGGCGCGTCGGCGAACTCCTCGCGCACCGGGAACGTCAGCTC